AGCTTCTGCATCGAAGCCTTCTAACAGCTCAATCAGTTCAGATACTTTCATTATGCATTCCCCTCTCTCATCTTGTTAAACTAATTAAAAGCTGGCGTGAGAATAAAATCAAGCCCTGATGGACTCGACTGCTGCGAACATCTTGCGCATCTCCACGACCAGGTGGGCATACGCTTCCTTCTCTTCCTGATAACAACTCTCGAGGTTGTCTCGCGTGTACTCCATCGCATGGATGAAGTCAGCATCCTTGTTGACGTGCTGCTGCAGGAACGCTTGGATCTGTTCCATGATTGCCAGTGCTTCTTTCGTGTTCATCTTGCTTCTCCTCTCTCTCAATGTTGAACTAATTATAGTCTGGCGAGAAAATTAAGTCAAGAGGTCAACCCATGAACAACGACGCTCTCGATGTCAGACTCGCAGTCAACTTCATTAAGATAGTTGAACTGTTCAACAATCATATCAAACGCGTTAACCACAGTTTGATTAGGCCATTCACCTGCGATGTTTTCATCGGGAACTTCGACGACCTGTTCGTAATAGAGAGTCGTCTTATAAAATACGGTTACCTTAGCCATCTCATGTCTCCTTCTCTCAATGTTGAACTAATTTTAGCTCAGCACGAGAATTAAGTCAACCGCCCTTCCTGGGAACCCTGAAGCCTTCGCGACGACAACCACCGCCAATCATCTTCTGTGTCTCGGGTTGATAGTAGAGCTTGATGAGCTTTTTGTGATTGCTGTGCATGTATTTCTCGCATTGACTATATTCATTAAAATACTTCACTTCAATATCAATTGAGTGGTTTGCATTCATTACTACAATATAGTATACCCAGGCAATCATTGCTTGTATTTGAATCCAATATGCTGTCGGTTAATATCATCATACGTAATACTATAACGCGATGGAGTATATAATGTCTTGGGAACTGGATCACCTACCATCATCGTTACTAAAATTAAACCCCACATTATGGCTTCTCTCCTTCGGGAACTGATTTGACTGTAAATGGATCTGATTTAGGTTCTAATTGCTTGACTTTAGGCTTGGCTTCGATTTGACGCCCAGTAATGTTCTTAGGCACAATACGCTCATCAAATTCAACAATTTTATTCATCACCTTTGAAACATAATAGTGAGTCGTGTCGAATATGGTGTTAATAACGGCCTTGGCGGCGGCAGGGTATGCAATGGAGAACGCTATTACCATTCCCATAGTAAAGCCCTTCCAAACGCCAGAACCTGGCTTATCAGTCTTCGGAGTCGAAATCATCGTCTTTAGGTACGAAACCAATAACCTTCTTACTAGTACGACCGAATGCAAACTTAGTATGCCTCATATTTGCGAACTCAAAACCGCAAATAGGCTTAGGAGGTGCCCATCCGTGAACTCGTTCGTCAGGAATTGCACCAATGGAAAGCAATTCGGAGTCTTTTCCAAACTCTTTGCGAAGAAGATATTTAACATAACCAAAATCTCCATAACCCTTCGCTCGGTCTTCGAAATACTTCCGAGTAACGGAACCGTCAACTAATTTAATATCGGCGTATAACATAGCTCTATTATGACCTATAACGAATAATAACTCAACGTCTCATTGTATATGTCAGGCACCTTTTATTTGACTTTTATCGATATTGCGCTCTTCACAAAACTTAGTTAGTTTACTCCAAGTAGGAAAGTGGTGCCATCTACTATTATAATAAACCTTCCAAAACATATGATAACTCATATTAACTCCCAGCAATCAGACGAACGCGGCCATCGGACATCGGAAAGAACTTCTCAATAAAGATATGATGATCGTTAGATTCCTGAATAGCCTTATCGGCAGCCATCCATAAATGCATCCAAGACACTTCGCCATTAATCGGGTTACAAGTAATGGGAACTTCGACATCGCTTTCCCAACCCTCAAATACCAAAGTAGTACCTCGGATTTTAGAATCGTCGTAGATATTCTCGACTTCGAAAATAGACCAGATAGTAGAAAGACCGTTAGCCTTTCGAATATGATCAAATACATCCATTTGAGTATTGAACCATTCGGCTTCCTGCAAACGAACGTTTTTGAAGCCCTTTTCAATACCCTGCTTGGCCTTTTGAAGAGTACCAATCAAGCGAGGCGAAAGGACATCCTCAAGCTCTTGAATAGCGCTCTCAAGACGACAAATGCCATTATGAATGCTTTCTTGCTCTTCTTTAGTAAGAGTAAACATTACGCAACCTCCTGCGAGTTCTTCACGTCAAAGATTTGAATGTATGTGCTTAGGTAGTCAGCAAGCAGCGTTGCTTGCTCAGGATTACGATTTACTAGACGATTAGCAATATAACGAAGATCTGCATTATCTGCGTCAATCAAGTCTGCAACGAGAAGGTTGATGTTAAGCTTTGTCATGTGTGTGTCTCCTTAGTTAACAAAGATATTATACAGGGAGTAGGAAATTAAAGCAACCACTACCCATTCCACAAAAGTAAACTGGTCTACAAACTCTAGCAATCGAGGGTACCTATTATGCATCCAGTAGCGATAGTTAGACATGCTAATTAGCTCTTATCCACAAATGCTTTAATGCGGGCAGCTAGTTCGAAAGAAGCTTCAACAACTTCTTCTGCAGAAGAGTCCTTTTCCGAGTTCTCCCAGACAATATGATATGCTTGACGGAAAATTTCTAGACGAATTTCAAATGGTGACTTACTCATACTGCCTCCTTAATATGTTTGCATTTGCCGTGATACTTAAATCCAGTACACGTACATCGTTCAACGCCATTTACATTAGTAATATAATAAACGCTACCTTTTGAACCTTGAATGATTCGAGTATTCTTTTCTGTATCAGCTTTAATAACTTCAAATTTACGACCTCGCTTATCGAAGTCCATTGGAGTAGTAAAGGTAACTGGCTTTTCTCCATCTACCTGATAACCCAAAAGCTTATTTTGTGAGTCATTAAGAAAATAGGTATGATTACTCCAATCCCAACTAGTAACCTCACGTACACTAATCATTTTCTTTATATGCCTTTTTTATTTTTAGTTGAATTTCTGCAGCAGCCATCATTCTGCCAATATCAATTTCCCATGCCTTATTACTATCAGACTCTATATTACATAACTTAATACAGTCTTCTATAATAAGCTGCGCCAAAAGAGCTGGCATAGTTTCTGGCTTGTTTGCCGTAGCTCTAGTGGCAGAATTTACTAAAGCAGTTAATCGATTGTTCATATTAACCGTTAACCAGCATATAAGTCGCCAGGTTCTTCCAATCCGGCTTACCCGAGCTGCGAATCTTCGCAACCATCAACAGCGTACGCAAGCTAATCTCACGAGCACTATCACGCTTCTGCTTAATCAAGTCAAGAGCATCACGCTTAACCGACATCAGCATGTCCGGCTGGAAGCTAGGAGCATTAACGAGAGTCTCCATGCGTTCGATCTTCTGATCGGTCGTCATCGACAAGTCAACGTTCATCGAACGCGAACGAATAGCCTGATCGATCTTCGATTGCGGCATATTCGAGATGAATACGACACCGCCCTTGAACTGAAAGAAGCGCGGAAGATCGTCAATGCGCGAAGTATTCCACGAGATAATACGACGATCATACGAGTCAAGCGCACCCTTGAGCAGGTTAAGCGCATCAGCGTCTTTCAGAATGCTATCGCAGTCATCGAAAACGATAATCGAGTTACGGTTCTCATACAGAACGCGATACAAGCCTTTAGCAGTCGAGAAGCCCTTGACGACACGGTAGGTCGTACGCGGTGCAGCAGTATCACCAGGCTCCTTCTCGCTGAAGTCTTGCAGACCAGCAGCTTTCAGAGCAGCAGTAACCGTAAACGACTTGCCCAGACCGCCTTCGCCAGTAATAACAGCCGATGCAGTCTGACCCTTCGCAACCATCGTTACGAGGTCCGAAGTAAAGTCAAAGCGTTCATTGATACCGAACTGAGCAACCGGAGCAGAAGCCGGCTGCGGAATAAAGTTCGCAGAGCTCATCTCACGAACCTTCTTGTTAACGTACGAAGCGTTCACCGAACGAACAACTTCGACGCCATCGATCGAACCGACGAACTTATCGCCGACTTGAGTTACTGTAATCATACTTTCTCCTTGTGTTGTGTGTTTTTCCCTAACGACCAATACATGATAGCGTCACGCGGAAATAAAGTCAACCCTTGTGGTACGCGTTGAGGATCTTGGATGCTTCCTCGGCCTGGCGATCGAACGCCTCTTTCTCCCAAGGCAGATTGCGATAGCTCTCATAGGTAGTACCGCGTCCATCGTGCTTCTGACCTTCCCATACTCGATGATAACCATCGCTTGTCATACGCCCGGTCATATACTGCTCGACGTGAACCATCTCATGACCCAGCGTCTCGGCCATGTCCTTGAACCCAGGCAATACCTTTGCGTTAAGCAGAACTGTAATCACTTTGCCGTTAGCACTTCGGATGCATTTGCCGTGAGTGCGACGCGTCTTAAGGTTCTTGAGATAATAAACGATACGCACATCGTTGCCTGCTTCAGTCAGCTTATCACGCAACGGTGCTTCGATAGCCTTCTTTGCTGCAGCAACAACCTTTCGGAAGATTCCTAGGTTGCCCTTCATATAGGTATTGATCTGGACTGTAGTAAAGACGTTTTCGTCTACTTTGATATCTGTAAAGTTGTTCATGTGTGCTCCTGTATGTGATTGCTTACCCAACATCATCATTGTACGAGTATTCGGAAAGAAAGGCAACAGGCTGATAAATAATTGATTCTCAAAGGAGAAACCATGGACTTCTATAAGCTTCTAGCAGAGCTTGGGTTTCCAATGGCAGCAGCACTTTGCGCAGGGTATTTTGTGTACTTGACACTGAAATTTATTTTAGCTGGTGTCATTAGTAACATCAAGAGTATTCAAAGTATAATTCTATCATTAGATAAAAGAATTAAGACAATGGATAACGATTTACTTAAAATTGATATCCTAATTTCAACTGCTTTAGATCTTCCTCCTGATGTAGAGAGAATTTCTAGACTTAATAACACTGATGAATTAAGAAAAGACTAATGGAAATAGTACATTTAATAGAAAAATTTGGCTTTCCTGTTGTAACAGCAGGCTGTATGGGCTACTTGATATTCTATCTCTATAGATGGACTACTACAGAAGTTAAACCTATTATTAGCGAGACTAATAATATTCTTATAGCACTTATTGATAGAATCAGAACTCTAGATAACGATCTTATTAGATTAAATACTAAAGTCAATACCGTTATTATAATGGTAGATAAGTGTGAGAAGGAAAAGAAAGAGGCATGCGATAAGAAATGAAGTACAAGACTATATTCGTATCAGATATACATCTGGGAACTAAAGAAAGCAAAGCTGAATTGCTTACAGATTTTCTTAAGCATAATGAGTGTGAAGAGCTATTTCTAGTTGGAGATATTATAGATGGATGGCGAGTTAAGCAAAAGAAATGGCACTGGAAGAAGTCTCATTCCCATCTAGTAAGCAAGATATTCAAACTTAGCCGGAAGGGCGTAAAGATTACCTATGTGACGGGTAATCATGATGAGTTTCTTAGACCCTATGTTGGTCTATTTACTTTAGGTAACATTAGCGTTGTTAATCACGCTGAGTATAGAGGTATTCTAGGCGAGAAGTATCTCGTTGTACATGGAGATATGTTCGATGGAATTACTCGACTAGCTCCATGGCTTAGCTTCTTAGGCGATAAAGCATACGATTCTTTACTATGGGTTAACTCAGTATATAACTGGGTTAGATATAAGTTTGGTTTTGATTATTGGAGCCTATCAAAGTTCCTTAAGCATAAAGTAAAAAAGGCCGTCGACTTTATATTTAAGTTTGAAGGCAATATCACTCATTATGCTAAGAAGAGAGAGTTCCAGGGCGTTATATGTGGACATATTCACACCCCGGAGATCAAAGAGATAAGCGGTCTATACTATATGAACTGCGGTGATTGGGTTGAAAGCTGTTCTGCTCTCGTTGAGAAAATGGACGGTACCTGGGATATAGTTTACTGGACTAAGAAGCTAGAAACTACTGATACTTCTCCATCGCATACGTAATAAAGATATTAGCCTGATATTCATCACTAAAATACTTAGTACAGGCTTGATATGTTTTGGTATTGTACATAATAACTAAAATACCTCCAGCGTCAGCACTGCTAGCCTTTATTAGCCAATTACCAAATTCAACAGCTTCTAAAGATGCATAGCGAGTATACTTCTTTCTCTTACTAGAACTTGTGCCAATGTTTGTATTTGCACTCATTTTCATACCTTTCATAGAGCTGACTTTCTAAATCGTATGCTTCATCTTCCCACTCATAACTCTTAGAAGTTTTTCCTTTCCATAGAAAAACTCTATCCTTACTAATTAGTTCTTTTCTCAGATATTGCCTAGAATGAACTAATTCATGAGCAAGAGCAACAAGCATATCCTTTTCAGATAATCGCTTGTTTAAATGTATAGCTATCTCTGGATATTTATGATCATAGTTAAAATCGCAATATCCATCAGCATCCAATTTACATAGAGTTATTTCTATGTCTAGAGGTATGGTTCTCTTTCTTACGTTAAGTTTATCAAGATAAAAGGTGGCAGCATTTATTAGAACCTCTTCTTGTTCTTTAGAAGTCTTTCTAACACTAATATTAATCATTTGAATTCGTCGAAGACCGTTTTATCAAATTTACGTTCTTGCTTGATACGTTCGCCAGACGATGAACGATCGAACAACGGAGTATCATCTATAATATCGTCTTGTGCTGACTGCTCTACATTATAGAGCCTCATCTTAGATCTATCTACACCTACTACAAACTTTCTATGATGGCTAGGATCGTTATATCGATTCTTTAATTGTTTGACCAATATTTGTCCAAGGTCTTCCAGTTCCTCTGACGTGATAAGAGCAAACATAAAATCCGCAGTCGCGGGCAACCCAAACGATTCGCTAGTGTCTTCGAGGCCGAGATCAGTATTAGTATAACCTGAACGCGTAGTTTGAGTTGCAGATACGATTGGTACATTAAATTCAACCGCGAGCCCTCTAATCTCTTCTGCAATAGATTTGATATACGTGTATGAATTGACATTTGAACCATACTTTAGCCTCGAAGACATGCAGATGTTTAAGTAATCCACATAGATTATATCAGGAACAAAATTTCTTTTCAACTTCAATTCGCCTAGAAGATGCCTAAAATGAGCAGCTCCTGCAGACGCAGTAGGATATTCCTTAATGATTAACTTGCCTAGCGTCTTATTCTTAATGCGTTCAATCTTCTTATCGTATGCCTCTTTAGGCAGCATAGATAGCATATCCATTGGCTCATTCAATAGATTTGCATCAATACGCTCGGCAATCTTCTCTTCTGCCATTTCCATAGTAATGTATAGAACGTTCTTACCGCTCATTAAATTAGCAGCAGCACAATGACACATAAAGAGAGATTTACCTACACCGGTACCTGCAAGAGCAACGTTAAGTGTCTTAAGAGGTAGACCGCCTTTAGTAATAGTATTAAAATAATCTAAATCGAACGGAACTCGCTTTTCTTTCTGATGATAAAACTCAAAGCGTGATTCAAAGTCATCAAGAAAGTCATGACCAATATGAGTATCGAATGATACACCCAATGCATCAGAGAGTAGAGCTGGTATCTTACCTTTACCATCTTGCGAATTGCCATTGATAATCTGAATAGAGCTCATAATAGCATTGTAAATGGCTCTGTCCTGACAATACTTCTCAGTTTGATCTACAAGCCATTTAACATCTGCTTGCTCATCCTTAATCTCATTTACTTTATCAACGAGCATTTTATGCTCATCATCATTAGTACCTGAGACACTATCCAACTCTACAATCAGCGCTGCTTTAGTAGGAATACTATTATACTTCGTTACATATTCATCTATTAGTTTAAACAGAACCTTATCAAGCTTATTCTGAAAATAGTCTGCCTTTAAAAAAGGAAGAGTTTTTCTTGCAAACTCTTCATTAAAGACTAAGTTATTAAAGATTGTATTTTCAATCATCAGTTTCTGTTATTGTGTTTGATCCATAACTAAACTCTTTCTTAGCTACTTCTTCAAGCTGTTCCATAATCTCAGCAGTAAAATACTCAGCAGGATTACGATTAATCTCTTTGCCAAATACTTTACGACCGTCTGGTAATTCATAGCGGGTAGATGACTTTTTAATGATTTCATACTTCTCAGCCAAGTCTAGGAGACCGTAGTAGCGGTCAAGGCCCTTGTCGTAAGTAAGTAACACTTCTGCGATTCCGTGTTCTTTTGATAGACGGGACTTATACATCTTGACTTTAATGATGTTTCCAATAATTGCGTCTCCGTCTTTTTCTTTCTTTTTGCTGAGCATTGCAATAGTGCTGGCAGCATATTTGAGCCCTGAACCACCTGATACCTCCTTTGTAGGAACATAAGAGCCAACCATTTCATAGACGTGGTTGGTGACTAGCATTGGGATACGAACTTTAGCAAGCTTCAATGTAAGAACGCGGAAGGCTGCTTTAATAACCTGCGACTTAGTCATATCGCGAGTATCTTTACCTTCCAGACTATCTTCCATTTCCTTAGAGGTAGATAGCAGACCTAATGAATCAAGCACAAACATCATAGGAGGACGCTTGTCTTCTGGCTGCTTATCGTATGCATCAATCATCTTAAGTGCATGAGTCTTAAACTTCTGAATAGTGTCTGGCTCAGCAATAATAACGCGGTTAGTATCAATACCGCGATCTTCCATCATCTGTTTCGTTACGGCTGCTTCGGTGTCGTAGTAGACGACTCCTCCGGCTGGGTTCTTGTCAAGGAAGGCTCTAACGACACCAAGTACGAAGAAAGTTTTACCAGTAGCGGACTCTCCTGCAAAAGCAGTAACTTTGTTATCAGGTACGCCACCATAGAGGCTACCAGAGAGAACAGCGTTGAGAATATAGCTGCCAGTATCAATAAAACCACCAAACTCAGCACTACCGTTGCCGTCAGCGGCAATACAAGTATCCTCATCTTTAATAGTCTCCACTAAGTCTCTAAAAAAGCTCATCGTCTATCCTTTATTAAAAGCGTGCACATTTCATAATATAGTCTCTTACTCGTTCAGAATCAACTTCAAACATATCGATTGGCTTTTGCATATCAAATACCTTTTTAGGTGTATTCCACCAGCGCTCTACTAGAATAGCATCGCCCATTATAGCAAATAAAATACCATCTAATCGAGACTTTTCTATCATATTAATCCCATAAGTCCTGGTAATACTTACCGAAAAGCTCAAGACCTTCTCGTATACGCTGCGAATGCATCATACGGCCGTCCCAATCACATTCACCCCAAACCTTCCACTTAATCTCTTTCAAGCCCTTTTCGTCAAACCCTTCCTTGCTAGCCATATCATCCCAATCGATTACAGGTTTAACTAGCCAGTATTGCTCATCCCAATCTTCGTCAAGCACTTGCTCAAATGACCAAATCATTTTATCCATGATTTCTTCCCAATGCTTATGACCTGCAGCCCATGCGTCGTCATTTCCTTCTGCATAGAAGTCAAAACAGGTTTGAGGGTATTGATTGTCTGTTTGTTGAAATTCAGGAAGGTCGCTAGGTGATCCTTGCTTATTAGCTTTCACCTGCTTAAGCATAGGAAGTATAATAAGTGCAAGAGTATGGTCCATACCCCATGTATCCCATTTGTCTATACGGATACTTACCTTACGCTCTTTGGTATGGTTCTTAGGATACTTGCCCATAAAGACTTTCAAAATAAAGCCTCCTCAAAATTAGCCCAATCAATAACAGGCTTAATTATAAGCTCTTCTTTTAATAAAGACCAGCCAGGCTTATTACTAATATAATGTTTAGCCAGGCGTATAGAATAAAATCGGCGCATTTTATCGCCGAATTCGTCTACTGCATAATAAAGTATCATTAACTTTCGTAAATGGCTTTTATTTTCTGTTTAAATTCTTTAATTTTATCTAATCTATTTGGCCAGTAAATGTAGTCTTTATCTGGATTTTTTTCCAAATTAGAAAGAAGAGGAAGGATCATTTTATAGATCTTATCAACTTTATCTGAACTAGACTTAGCCGTTTGAGCTATGTCTAGTTCATTTTCGTCGACAATACTAAATCCAAAATCAAAGTCATTATCTAATTCTGCTTTCATGTTTATATTTTATAGAAGATTAATAATAAAGTTACGGAACGATTGCAAGCTTTCTTTTAGTTTCTTAGCTTTTGGCTTAACAGCTTCTACATCGCTTAGAGTCTTTTTAACCAAATTATGAGGAATGTCTGGATGCATTCTATCCTTAAAGTACTTAAGCTTCTCTTCGTGAGAGGCATCGCTATGAGCCATATTTCTAAGCTCAGTAGCTCTTACAGTGTCATGCTCACCACCGGCTTCAGATCTAATACTGGTAGATAGGTGATTAAAGTGATATGGAACATGTCCTGCCTTATCTGCCTTGCCGTTATAAGCAGCAACTTGCTTAGCCGATTCTTCACGGCCCTTGCCTAATACAACATGCGCATTAGTGACATGAGGGTTGTTTTTATGGAAGTGTGTCATGTTCTGGAACATGCTTCCGCCTTCATGAACATGAAGTTTACCTGCTTCAATATCTTTATGAAATGCATGCTTAATTAGATTAGAACGATGCTCAGATGAAAGAGGATTATCAGCATCATTAGGCTTGTTCTTCGTAATGTACAGATGAACTGGACCGTGATTTTTCTTTAAGGCATCATTAATAAGCGCTTCATGGCCACGATGGAAAGGTTGCATACGTGCGGCAGGAATAACTACTGCTTTATGTTCTGTATCTTCTGTAACGCTTGGCTTCTTCTTGCTTAGCTCTGCGTTCTTAGCAAAGTTAGCTCTATTAAACTCTGAACGAGGATTAAGCTTGGTTGTAGAAGTAGCAGGATGCTTACCGCGAGGAACATAGCCTTCTGGAGGAGCAGGCTTAAACTTACCATGCTCATCAGGAATCTCATGCTTGATAGGAGAGCTTTCATCAGCCTTATGCGTCTCGTGGACATAATCTCTGACCGCATTAGTCATAGCATGATGAACTTCAAATGTCTTATTAATAGCGCTCTTATGAGCATCTATTTCTTTTAAAGCAGCATGCTTTGCTTCAGTCTTAGCCTGCTTTGCTTTATCAGTCTTAACCTTAGCAATTTCTTTATCGTGAGCATCAGATACAAACTTCTTTAAGTCACCATGCATTAATTGTTTCTGACCTTCGCCGCCGTACTCGCCTGTACGAATCTTGCTATTAACAAACGGCTCTAGATGATGTTTGTATGATGCATTAGCAACAGTATCTAAATGTGAACGTGTTTCTTTATCTTTTAAATGCGCACCAATAGCCTTATTGTGTGTATCAAGTTTCTTGCTACTAACCTTAGGAGCATTTAGTTCTACATTATAAACATCTGGATGATGTTTAATATCCTTACCAGGCTTTAGTCCATGAGGGTTATTAAAATTCTTATCCATAGCGGTGTGCGATGCGATAACAATTTTAGCTCTATGAAGCTTCTTTACTTCTTCTGGATTCGATGTAGAGTTACGAACTACATTAGTTTGCCAGGTAGCTTTACCATTAGCTAAATGAATGTCTTTCTTAGGCTCTGTTGTATGAATATCATGCTGAATAATAGGAGCCGCACCATGAATCTTGTGAGCATGGTCAAGAAGCGATGAAAGCATAGGAGTCAAATGATGCTCTGCACCATAATGCTTCTTTATATCTTCGTGCGAATAGGATACCTTTTCTTCAGGTTTTACGGTCTTAGCATCCATTCTACCCTTGTATGCAACACCCACAGCATTTTCTGGATGATGAGGATTATGGAATGGAGAATCCTTAGAGTTTCTTGCGGTAACTACTGATACCTTACCGTCTGTTTTCTTTTGTGGTTCCATAGAGGATTTGCTATCTTCACGGTGCTGCATGTGCTTGTAGATATTAGCAGCAGCGCCGGTAGCAGATGATCCTCTAAATGCATAGTCAGCCAGGTGAGTGTAATGCTTAGGATCTGGAGTTCCTAATGCCTGATATTTTTCATTTAAGTAGAAAGAAAAGGAAAACATAATTACTCGCTATGAATAAACTTTATAATATATTTATATAAAGAACTCTTCCAAAGTATTTCTCTTCTCAGTTTCCCATCCTATAGTATCCAGAATACCTTTGATAGGCTCAATAAACGCCTTCTGAAACTGCACATCATAGTCGATCATATGTTCTAGATCTAGCTCTTTAGGAAGTTTTCCGGGCGTCGATATAACATGCTCGCCAAGGTAGTTAGGAGTCTTAAGATAGCAGAACTTAATCTTCTCTCCCTTCTTTACAGTATCATATTTCTTATCGAGCTTACGCTGCTTGATTGCGTGATTGTATAGCAGAGCACCTTTAACGTGAATAGGTGTACCTAACTTGAACACCTTACCGCCACTACTATCAGACCACTTATCGAGTTCAGTAACACCACGCGGGAATGCAATTTGTTCGAACGGTAGACTCTTAAACTCATCTCTACTCTTCTCAATGTATGAAATCATATCATCTTCAGTCTTGGTCATGATAATAGTCATACTCTCTTTAATCATCTTACGAACCGGTGCAGGAGTAGATGAACGAACAGCCTCGATGCCCATCATCTTAAGCTTGGGCTCGGCATACTGAACGCCTTCAGAGTTATGCACGTTAAGAATATATCGCTTCTTAGCAGTAAAGATGCCTTTATCAGCAATAACTTCTCGCTTCATCTTCATCTTCTGCTCATAAGCATTCACATAGATTGACAGCTCTTCATAGCACTTATCAATATACGGCTCAAGTACTTTATCACAGAACTTATCTAAGTACTTAACTACCTTCTCGGTCGGAAGTTCTGCTGCTGTCTGCTTGACTAACTCATCCAGTGTAATATACATTGAATCGGTATCAACGGCAAGCACATAATCGACATTGTCAGTCTTAAGAGTCTTGTTAAGATACTCGTTCATCTTCTTTTCCATCCAGCGGATAGAAAGCTGACCCGACTTAGTAATTGATTCGGCATACTTAGGGTCAAACCAGCGGAAGAACATATTCGCAAGAGCGCCATAAGCTTAGTTTAGCTGAATCTTCTTAGCAAGCTGCATGTTATGACAGCGTGCAATTTCCTTCTCATACTCGTAAGTCTTTTCCTTTTCGTACTGCTTCTTAGCAGCAATCATCTGGTTCTTATACTTAACCCGATCGTTATACATCTGCTCCATCAGCTTAGGCAGGAACCCTTGACGATCTCGATCAAAGTAACAACCAGACGCAGCTACAGTATAGTTCTGAGAGGTAATCTCATTCCTTATGCTTAGGTCGTTTAACGCACCATTAAGGATTCTATCTACTCCGCTATCGTCCGAAAGACCTCCAAACGTTCCTTTGTAAGTCTCAGGACTAATATTGTATTGCATGATAAGGTGCGGGTACAGACTATTCAAGTCGAACGACACAACCCAGTTATGCATACCTAGCTGAGGATCTTTTACATAAGCACCTACGATCTGTCGATCTTTTTCTTTGCGTTGCGCAACATCAAACATCGGAACAACTATATTCTGTTCCATTAGGTAATTATGGATAATAATATCCCACATGCGCACAGACGTAAACGTATCTAGATAGTTGACCTTGGCGTCATAGGCAATTGCCAGTACCTGCTCAATAAACTTAAGCTTATCTTCTAGTCGATCGACCAGCGCAACATCTCGAATGTTATACTCGATATAGTTCTGAAAGTCTTTTTCATAGAACTCATCGAGGGTTTCAAAGCCAAGCGCGTTATAATCTAACTTACGTTCGCCTAGTTCAGTAAACGCAATATGATCTAGTTTATAGCTTTCTTGCTGTGAGAATGAAAACTTCTTATACAGCTGCATGTAATCTAGAATACTAATACCTACGATGATAGGAATAGTATATTCACGACCAGCGATTTCAATCTGCCGTTCGGAGAGAATTCCCCACGGTGATAGACGCTTAGCAGACTCAGGGCCAAGGATACGCGTAATACGATTAATCATATAGGGCATATCGAAGAACTCAACGTTCCAGCCGGTGATAATGTCAGGCAAGAACTGCTTCGAGCGCCATGCTAGGATAAACTTATTAAGCAGATCATTCTCATCTCTACACTTGACGTAGGTTATGTTTTCTGATGAGGGCTTATAATCGTAGTATCCGAAGACGATTGATTTGCCGTTTTTTGTGAGGGTGATAGCGGTGACTTGTCTATCTGCAACTGAGATGTCTGGAAAGCCGCCCTCCGCCTTGATTTCGATATCGATTGTGACAACTGAGACTTTCTTCGGGTCATATTTAACTTCCCCTTGATAGTGATCGTTGATAAACGGATACACCCAGTTAGTCATTCCGTAAGTTTCTTTACCGGAAATGTCACTCATGCCGCTGATATAGGCACGTGCATCGTAAGTACTATCAAACTCTTTACGGTAAACAGTCTTACCATAGAGAGTTTTATACTCTTCAAGACTAACGCGATCAGTTACAAATAGGTAAGGGCGACAAGGTACGGTATATTGTACTTTCTCGTCGCCCTCGTAGCCTCGGATTAGAAATTCATTCTTATAGAGATGGACATTCGTATAAAATCTCATCTAATTCACTTTCAAGGCCGAATTGTCTATTATATTAGCTACCCGATGAAAGGTCAATGCCGCCTGCAGGAACAATTTCAATACCTGAACCAAAGATCTTGTTATAGCTATTAAGAAGATCTGTATTAGGATCAAAAGAAGTGGTGACGTGACCGCGTTCGAATTCAAATTCGGTGTTAGTTCCATAGGGTGCGAATGGTACCAATGCTACCGAGACAGTGCCCTTTGCATTAGGAACTAGCTGAATTACACCTACATTACGAAGCTTGAAACGCGACTCAAAAAACTCTACAAACTCACCGATGAATTCTTCACCATTCATCATCCGATAAACTTTAACATGTGACATATGATTTCCTTTATAAAATAAATTCTACCCGGTAATAATACCGTAGAGATAGAATACGTTCATTATAGCATTAACAACAAATAAACTCCATTGCCTCCAATAGTAGGCAACAACCATCCATAACGTGTTACCTAAAAAGAATAGGATCTTATTGATTGGAGTAATGTCGAATGATGTAAGAGCAGCTGCAGCAACAACACAGACTACAGCAGCCCACTCAACTACCTTAAGCGGCTTTATATTAATCATAGATAGAGTCTAATCAAACCAATACTGTCGATAGTAATCAAGAGCATGTAATTAAGAATCATGCCAAAAGATTTACGAGTAAATGCAGCCCATGCGTAGAGGCAGCAACCAGTAATCCAAATAGGATAAAGAGCCATGAGGGGAGGATTAGGTACGGTAGCCGCCATTGCAATTGAACACCCAATACTAATAGCCCAAGCGACAAGCTCAACAATAAACCTAAGATTATTAGACCTATAATCATCTTTAATCCATTTCCATATATCAATTAAAATATCATTCATAGGTTTATTATATCCTAATTCAGTAATAAAAGAAAGGGGGAAAGCCCCCTTTCTTGGTTTTTATTAAAATAAAAACTTTAGTCTTCAACTAGAAGTTGCTTATCTGATGAGGAATCAGAGATTTCAATCTTCTTTGGCTTCTTGTGCTCTGGAATGATACGCTCTAGGAAAACCTTTAGAAGGCCGTTAATGTATTCGGCGTTCTTGATTTCTACTGTATCGGCAAGAGTAAACTTGCGTGCGAAAGCGCGGTCAGAGATACCCTTGTATAGGTATGTCTGGTCTACTCCATCATTAACAAGCGAGTCGATAGAAGTTGAACCCTTAACTGAAAGAACACCATCAGCAAGTTCTAGTTCTAGTTCGTTCTTTGAGAAACCAGCAACGGCCAGCTCAATAACGTACTTGTTATCGTCTACCTTCTTGATATTGTATGGAGGATAGTTTGGAATGTTCTTAGCAACATCGTCATGGAACTTTGCCAGACGGTTGAACGTTTCGTCGAATCCAACAAAAAACTTGTCAAGATCCTTAAATTGGTTGCCCAGAACCATAGTTGGAAATGAAGTCATATATTTCTCCTTAAATTAAGCAAGATTAAATTACAGCCCCGAAGGCGCTGCAATGTTATTTATACGGGGGTCAGTATATCTAGCTGAATTCCCGCTTCTTCAAACATAGATGTAGTTACTTCCCAATTAAAACGAGTACCGTCAAATGATTCCGGTACATAACATACAACGCGTTTAATTCCGCGCTGTATAATAGATTTAGCACATTCGTTGCATGGCATCAACGTTGCATAGAGAGTGCAGTCTGAAACATCGGAATGGGCATTGTCAAGGGCGTTTCTTTCAGCATGACACACGAATTTAAGTTTAGTATCTCTATCAAGGTAGCGGCTATCATTATCTTCAACACCACTAGGAAAACCGTTATACCCAACAGATAATATATGATTTTTTTCATTAACTATTACTGAACCAACTTTCGTGCTAGGATCTTTTGACCATGTGCTGATATGAGAAGCTAAGTTTAAAAACCTTAGATCCCATTTAGACTCTTTCGAATTCGCCAAACTTGTTAATTCTATATCGAACATCTTTCTTATTCTCTTTGCCCTGGTCTAGTCCATATTTTTTACAATGTTCGGCCCAGGCTGCCTTCTGCTTTTCTTTCTGCTTCTTACTAGGCTTACGCCCTGAATTGCTTACCTTAATAATCAATTGTCAAGCTCCGATACTAGCTCATTAAGAAAATACTGCTCATCTGGATACTCTTCAAGAAACATATCTTTGATATCTTCAAGAGCAAATTGCGTGTTTTCTACAAGATTATAAAAGAATCCGCTCATGATACTTTCTTTTTGCTCACGCATTAGTTTAAGCTGAGCCTGGCTACGAAACATATCAATCCTTATAGTCAATAGTATTAGTAAGACGTTCGATTACTTCTGATTCCGTCCACGAGCTTAGATAATCATTATCTGAATATTGAAGTTGTATAATATCGGAATATGAAATCTCCCGGCCGTCAAAAATCTGAGTTCCTAGATGCTTTTGAGAGAACTCTTTAAAGCCCGGGTCGTGCTCATTAAACACAACTTCATCCATTGCATCTACAAGAGACTTAGCTTTGATGACATATCGATTACGGAATGTGCTAAGAATATCTACAACATAGTACTTAAGGCTATCATCCATTTTCTTCATACTCCATGAACCGTCGCTATTGTCTACCCATTTTATAGAGTCACCAATTTTAAGGCCAGTAGCTTCTAGTATTTCATCGTTAAGATGAATGTAATGCTCACCATCAACACCCAATTTAACATCTAATGTCCAAGTTTTCATAGTTGACTTTAAAATTTAAATTACCTAAGTATTATACCCATTAACTAAATTAAATGCCATGAAAAAAGCAATTTTATTGCTGGCTCTCTTCTGCTCTTCAGCTTTTGCTGATAAGATGGATGATATTAAAATCCTATCGCAAGAAGCAGCTAGCATCTACGCGCCAGACTTGCATTATACCATACCACCAATAGTATATCTCTCACCTAAGGAACTTACTATAAAGGTTTGCGGTAAGCAATGCCCTAACGATTCTTTTGTAGTAGGGCTATACGATGGAGGAACCATCTACCTAAGAAGTACCTGGGATCCTCAGAACGATACAGATGCAAGTTACTACGTGCATGAGTTTGTTCACCATTTACAATACCTTAGCAAGGTAATTGACCCTACAGCTAAGGGAACCTGCGAGGAGAACGCCAGGATTGAGTTTGTTGCTTACAGTGTTCAGAATCAATGGTTGATGAGAAGAGGGAAAGGTTTCCCCTATCGCATGATGCAACAACTAAGTTACATATCTGCAGGATGTAATCCTTAATCCTTCTCTACTATTTCTAGATTTCCATCAAAAACAAATCCACATCCGCGAAGAAAAGATTCAAAATTTTCTATAACATTATTAAGTTGAATCTCTTCAAACTCATGAGTGATCTTGAGATCGTCAAGAGTATGAGCAAAAGTAAATTTAGACATAATATATCCTTAAGATTGGAGCGGGATGCGGGAATCGAACCCGCGACTCTAGCTTGGAAGGCTAGGGTAATACCATTTTACGAATCCCGCTATGCAGCTAACACTTCTTTAATTCTATCTGCAGCATAGCTCGCTGCAAACGCTTGAGGCTTAATAAGGGGTGTAACGTTACACATACCCTTAATATAGCCTACTGCTTCATTAATAATACAACTCGAACCGTGAAGATCGCTTGGATTAATATCAAGATGAACTTCAACATCTCTGTCTTCTAGAACTTCTTGTAGTTTCAAATACAGCTCTGCAACTTTATATACTTCATTCATTAGCCGCATTCTTGGGCGGTTCTTGCTTTGATCATAATCGCGTTCTCTTTGAACCTCGCCAAAGAGCTTGCAACCATGTCTTCCGTCGATGTGTACTACAATTGCGAGTGTGTAATCAGCATACCAAATATTGTTATTAATGAATCTTTCAGAGTCGCCACCAATATAAATTTTTGTGCTAGGGCCTTGTGCTTCGATAAACTCTTTTACTTCATTAATATCTATTTTTAGCATGCTTGCTCCTTGTTGGTGCCCGGGACCGGAATCGAACCGGTACGCCGTTTTAAAGCGGCAGATTTTAAGTCTGCTGTGTCTACCTATTTCACCACCCGGGCGTTTTTGGCCTGCCGAGAGGGACTCGAACCCCCGACCCTCAGCTTAGAAGGCTGATGCTCTATCCAGTTGAGCTACCGGCAGATGATTCATTATAGTCTACTTATGAATGAAGGGCAACAACTAATCGTCCTGCTTAAGCTTTTCTTCTTTGAGTTTTTCTTCTGGGGTAAGAACCTGTTCTGGTTCTTTATTACCAAAAATTTTATCCCAGTTGTTTTCGAATGTGATAAGATCAATACCTAATGGTCTTTGTTTTGATCCTTTTCCGCCATCGCTCATATTGATCTCCTTATAGATAGTTCGGTTGCGCTACTAAGGTTACAGGTTGCGTTCTAGACCGCTATTGTATACCGTTTCATCCCTAGCTTCCGCTTCGCACCCAATACACCGAAAGGTATGGGGCGGGTCCTTGACAGTAACGACTACTCTGGGTACGGCCTATAAGAAGGGCTCGCCATTTCGCTGTACGCACTACTGTTATCGTCTCCTAAAGACTCATCAGAAGGACTGTTATAGGTGCCAAGCCATTCCTTACCAGGGAACCACTTGACCGGGAGGTTACTCCGACCACGTCTAATAACGCTTCGACGAGAACGCTTAAAGTATTCGATCTTTAAGAATCGCTAGTCATATGGTGGAACTAGGCACCTGAGAGTTCTGGACACTATTTGGCCAATAGTGCTGTGGCATAACACAAACTCACACCTCTCCTAAACCCAAGGAGACACGGGGGTTTGGTAGGAGGTACCGGGTTCGAACCGATCACATTCACGGTGTAAGCGTGACGCTCTACCAACTGAGCTAACCTCCTATTTTGGTCTCTCTATTTGGATTTGAACCAAAACCACTGCGCCCCAAACGCAGTACGCTACCTGATTACGCCATAGAGAGAAACTGGTGCCCCCACCCGGAATCGAACCAAGAATCCATGATTACAAATCAAGTGTTATACCATTTAACTATGGAGGCTATATTAAACTTCTTTCTTCTTACGACCGCGACGAAGCTTTGGCTTTTCAACTACTACTTCTGCAACCTTATCGCTTCCTGGTTCTGATGCAACTTGCTCAGGCATGCTATCGTCAGGATTCAAAAATACAGGTGCTCCTAGCTCAGTAATTTCGTTAAGAAGCTTATCATAGTGTGTAATAAATTCAATAGTACCGTCTTCATATACGGTACGAGTACTATGCGCGCCTTCGAATGTGCTTACAATTACCTTCTCCGACATAATGTCTCCTATTAACTTGGCTCCCCGGGCTGGGATTGAACCAGCGACCAAATGATTAACAGTCATCTACTCTACCGCTGAGCTACCAGGGAATAATTGGTTGCGGGACCTAGATTCGAACTAAGAACTCAGGCTTATGAGACCTGTGTGATGCCATTTCACTATCCCGCTATACGTACATTATAATACTTATCGAATATAAGTCAACTTGGACCCGGTGGAGAGAATCGAACTCCCACATGCAGATTTGGAGGCTGCGGTTCTGCCATTAAACTACACCGGGATCTGGCGGAAGCGGTGAGATTCGAACTCACGGTGCCATTACTGACACGACAGTTTTCAAGACTGTTGATTTAAACCACTCATCCACACTTCCAAACTTACTCGAACTCTTTCTGAATATAAAAATTAGCTACCTTTTCAGTCATCATACTAACAATATCGCCAAAACATCCTTCGAGTGTATATTTATTTTTAAGCTTACCGAGGCACTTAGTCCTAGTAAACGTATAAAAATCTTCGCGATGTTCTTTGTTGCTTACGTCAAAGTTAATAACTGGATTAATTTTCATATTATTTCTCAATTTGGTGCCCCAGGAGAGACTCGAACTCTCACGCTTTTGGCACTGGCTTCTAAGACCAGCGTGTCTACCATTCCACCACCGGGGCGATAACATGGTCCTCCCGACAGGACTCGAACCTGTAACGTGCCCCCATCTAGAGCCTATGCCGGGTATAAGCCGGGTGTTTTACCATTAAACTACAGGAGGGATTTCCTAACAACAAATACATTATAGATGCATCAGAATTAAAAGTCAACTACTTTGTTTTTCTGCCTATATTGTATTTTGCTACTAATTCCCACTCATGCTTTTCTTTATATGATAAAACTTTGATTTGAGATAGAGGTGCTGTTGGTTCTTGAGTTGCGCGGGGATCTATAAGGTGTATGAGTTCCCATTCTGCAAGGAGATTGATAATAGCATTGCGACGTGCTATATCATCTTCGGAGAAATTAGAGGGCTTGCCGTCTAGAAGAAATAGTTCTTTGAAATGAACTATGTAGTAGCGGCCTTGCTTATGAAGTATATGACAGGATTGATAGAGCTTTTTATCTTTTCTGGAGGCTACACCAATACGGGTTAGCGTTTCTCTTACTTTTAAAAAATCATCTTCTTCTACCAATCTTATTTCAATAAGATCGTCTATAGTGGTCATCATTCACCTTTTTTAGTTCTTGTTTTATAGTCTCTAACTGCTCAGCTGAAAGTATCGATAAGACTTGAGACGCCTTGTCAACATTATACTTATAATATTGACAAACAGCGGAAATATCTTCACTTTCAACCTTCTTCACCCACTTTGCAAAACGCTTCTGAGGCCTGATACTATTTAGTAGATAATGAAACTGTAATTTCTTATCTACATTATTGTATCGGTTTATCTCATTCGCGTAGAGAATAGTATCGGGGAAATAAGATAGAGACTTATTAACTAAAAAAGGCACATACTCTTTTTCTACCAGCTCATCATTCTCTGAGCCAGTCATTAGATCTTTCTTGGTATAGTTTATTGCATTGACAAAATCAAACGGGTTCATTTGAACTCTATTTCAACCATGACTTCGGTAAGGAATGCAACCAGGTTAATTTCCTTATCAGCAACGAATGCTGAGTTGTACTGGTACTTTGCAATAAGAAGTACCAGTTGTGGGATAGAACTTGCTTTAACGTGTTCTGATGCGGTATCATAAAAGGTCCTAAACAATACAGCATCTTCTACGTCTGAATGCTCTCCTACCCATTTTCTTACATTAGTAAAGCTTTTATCCTTAATAAAGGCTACTAAGTTTAAAAATTTAATCTCTTGAAAGTTAGATAGTATGCCAGAGTCAATACTACCCGTTGCACTATATCGCTGTAGCTCGTTAATAGTGCGGCGGAAGTCTGGAAAGTATCGTTCTACGAATGCAGCAAGAGTCTTACTATCGCTAGTAACGTTCTCGTCTTCTAGGATCTTTAGAAGTCTCTTGTAGAACTGCATAGCAAGCTTAG